CACGACGCTCTTCCGATCTATCTCGTTGACCGTGCCCTCGATGCGCTTGAGTGCCCGGGTCATCTCCCCGGGCCCCCACACCTCGTTTTCGTCCGTCGCCATGCGGACCCCCTTCTACTGGCGGGCGATCAGGACTCAGCGAGGTGCCGGGGCTCCTCGGGGATGGTGCCGGACTGCTCCGACTCGTCGGTGCCGATGGTGGGCAGGGTGGTGATCACCGGGACCTGGCCCTCAGGCGTTGCCGTGGCGTCGACGACCCGCTTCGCGTCGACGCGGATCCACGTCGCGACCTCGGTGACGAGCGCCTTGAACACGGCGGTCGCGAGCAGCAGCACGTTCGCCTTGGTCACGTGGCCGTCCGTGACGGACCAGGCGGTGACGGCGGCCGAGAGGAGCACGAACACGATCGATGCGCCCGTCTTCGCCGCCCCGCGCCACCGGCGGTCGACGAGCGGCAGCCAGTAGTCGGTGCCGGTCGAGAGGAACAGCAGCACAGCCTGCACGATCGTCGACCAGGTCAGCAGCGTGCCCGTGGTCGAGTCCGCCGCCGTCGTGAAGACCCCCGCGAGGGCGACGAACAGCGGCAGCAGCGTGGTGCCGTACCGCGTCACGAGGGCGCTCACCGGAGCTTCTTCAGGATGCGCTCGACGACCTGGATCTCGTTCCGGTTGAACTCCACCGGGTTGTCGAGGGTCGACTTGTCGAGTCGCTCGAGCAGGGCGAACTGGTCCTTCGGGTCGAAGACCTCGCCGGCGACGGTGATGTTGTTGAGCACGGTGGTGTGAGCTCCGAGCTTCACCTTGGAGATCGTCACCCCACGCTCGTTCTTGTACTGGTAGCGCTGCATGTCCTGCTCCTCAGGCTTGATGACCGGCACGGGTGCCGGGGTTGGGATGGGCTTCGGTGTGGGGATGCCGCCGTTGACGAGGACCGCTCCGCCGTAGGAGTCCATCCAGCCGAGGACGGGGCGGCGGCCGGTCTGGACGTAGCGGGTGCCCATGGTGACGTCGGCGATCACGCCGAGACCGTTCGCGTCGGTGGCTCGGACGACCCAGTCGCGCCAGTCGTCGGAGTCGAGTCCTTCGCCGGTGAACATCGCGACGTCGCCGTAGGGCCAGTTCACGTCTCCCGCCCATCGCGGACCGGCAGTCGCACCGAACACGGCGATCGCGCCGGCGAAGGGCTTCACGGTCAGCGGGTGCCGCCGCGCGGCCGGGGCGTGCTCCCACGCGGCCACGGCCGACGGCAGCGGGGTGGTGTTCTGGAACGCGCCGAGCGCGAGCCACACCCACCGGGCGCACTTGCCGGGCTGGTTCCGTCCGGGCCCGTAGCGGAGCCCGTTGTCCCCGGTCCCGGACATCTCCCGGAACCGGGCGGGTGCGTTGCGCACGTCGAGCGTGAGCGTCATGGTTCCTCCTGGAACGACGAAGGCCGCCCCGAAGGACGGCCTAGATGTGAGCGACGGTGCTACTTGGAGAGCTCCGCGATGGACTGGTCGAGCTGCTTCACGCGGGCGGCAGACTCGTCGGCACGAGCGGTGATGATGCCGATGGTGACTCGGTCCGCGTCGATGGAGCGCTGCAGGTCGTCACGCTGACGCTGCAGGATCCCGACAGTGTTGTCCGGGTACACCGGAGGCATCTGGGTTCCGTCGTCAGCCGTCGTGCCGTTTGGCGCGCTCTCAGCGGGCGCGGTGTCAGCGGTGGTCATGGGTCTGTACCTCCTAGCTCGCGGGGAAGGGTGGGTAGCCGCCGAAGTCGAGCGCCCCGGAGCCGCCCGACGGGCCAATGAGGTCGATCGCCCCGCCACTGTGGACGCGGACGATCCACTGTGTCGGCGTCGTTGTGCCGTTGCGGTCGATCCACGCGCGGCGGATGCGGGCGGGGCGGAAGCCCGCAGGCAGGACGAACATGCGCTGATTGGTCGCAGTCGGTGCGACGAGGCCATCGAAGTAAATGACGCCGTTGAGCCGTCGGTATCGGAACGGACTGTCGGCGTCGTTCGTGCCACCAGCGAGAGCGGGCTGAATCCAGCCGGTGTCGCCCAGCTGCGCGTCCACACCGCCGATGAAGAACCCATCGGCTCGTATGTTCGTCGCAGTCAGGCCCTGGACCTCCATGATCGGTTTGAGGCCGTTCTGGCTGGTCCACCACTGATTGCCGTTCTGATCGAACAAACGGTCGCCGATGAACGCGACGTCGATCTTGATGCTTGGCGCGTAGCAGCCAACAGGACCGTAGGGCGTCCCGGTGGCGCGTTCCCCGACGTAGAAGTTGCTGCTGATGCCACCGACAAGCCGGAGTCCGCCAGCGTCTCCGCTGATGACGCCGGCCTGCGCCCCGGTGGCGTCGAACACTCGCATCGACGTGCCCTGAATCTCAATGCGCTGGCCGCTCGCAGCCGACCGGTACACGGTGCCGGTGAGCGTGACGCCGTTGAACGTGGTGACGTCGATCATGCCGGCAGTGATCTTCTTCGCTTGAACGACGTTGGCGAACAGGTAGTCGATGACCGCCTGAGACATCGTCGCGCCGGACGCGACGAACAGGTTCGACACGTTGACGGTCTGGAAGTTCGCCGTTGCCGCCGCGATCTTCTGCGCGACGAGCGCAGCGATCGCTGCCGATCCGGCCGTGAGCTTCGCGACGTCAAGGTTCGCAATGACCTCGGATCGGATCTGCTGCGGCGTCCACACCGGAGCCGCGAGGGTCCCAGACTGCAGCCACTGCCCGGCGACGTTCTTCGCCGTATCCCAGAGGAACCAGATGGTGCCGGTCGGGGCGGTGCCCGATGGGCCCGCCGAGTCCGAGAACAGGATCAGCGGCTTGCTGTCGGCGGTCGCCTGCGCTGCCTTCGCTGCGTTCGACGCGGCGACGGCAGCTTGGTTTGCGGCGGCGGCGGCTGCGGCGGCGTCGGTCGCTGCCTTGTCGGTGACCTGGACCCAGTCCGCCTTCGAGGTGTCGTACGCCCACGGGGTGTTGTCGCTCGAGCGGATCCAGAGGTTCCCGACCGCTGCGTTCGTACCAGTCGGCTTGGACAGCTGGTAGATGACCTTGCCCTTGCCGTTCGCGATACCCGCGGCGGCGAGGGCGGCGGTGTTCGCGTCGGTCGCGGTCTGCTGCGCGACGCCTGCTGCGGCACTGGCCTGTGCGGCGACGTCCTTCGCGGCCTGCGCTGCGGCCGCGGCGGTGGCCGCGGCCTGGGCGGCGGCAACGGCCTGTGCGTCGGTGATCGGCTCCCACTTCGCCGTGTCCGGGTTGTACCGGTTTGGCTGGTTCTTCGGAACCCCAGCGGCGTTGGTCGAGATGTCGATCCAGAGGTTGGCGGCGGTCGCACGCGAACCCGTCGGCGCCGAGATCTGGACGATCGTCTCGCCCTTGGAGGCCGCGAGCCCGGCCGCCGCGAGAGCCGCCTCGGAGGCCGCTTCCGCTTCCGTCTTCGCGCTGCCGGCCGCCTTGATCGCGGTGTCGACGTCGCCGGACAGCCCTTCGACCTGCTGCCCGAAGGCGTCGCGGATCGCCTCCTGCGACTCGTCGATCTCCTCCCGAGCTACCTCGAGGTCGACGGCCGCGAGCGCAAACCGCTCGTCGAGTTCGTCCATCGTGTCGGCGATGGTGTTGCCGAGGTCAGAGATGGCGGTCGCGTGCTCATCGATATCGTCCTGCAGCTGCGGGATCGACCCCGCAGCCTCGTTCCCGGACACGAGAGCATCGCCCACGAGCACCGGCGCCGTGGCCTCGTCGTCCGGATCGTCGAAGCCGACCGACGACGACGACAGCATGTCGCCCGTTGCGAGCTTCCGGAGGAGCTGCTCGAGCCCGGCGACCTTCAGGCCCAGTTCGTCGAGCTCAGACACAGATCAACCTCCGTAGACGAACGAGTCCGACCGCCTCAGCGTCAGATCGAAGATGCGGTCAGAAACGGGCTGCTCCTCGACGATGCGGTGCAGCAGATCGATGCGGCCGTGGCCCTGCAAGGTGACGCGGACGAGGACGTCGTCGCCGAGCTGCCACGCCTTCCCGGCCTGCCGGCGCACGCGGAGCTTCTGCACCTCGAGCACCTTCTGCCGAGTGGCGAGCTCCCGGTTGATGATTCGGTCCATGCCCGCCGAGGTCTTCACCATCTTGTTTGTCACGACGACCGCCCTGCGGATGCGGCCGTTCCGGCGGGCCGTTGACCGCCGCACAGATCGTGACCCCTCGCCGGCACCGATCCCGACGACCTCCGACGCGTACTCGTCGCCGGGGACCGTCGCCTCGATGACGTCGACGACGTTCACGCCCTGCTCGAACACGACGTCGTCGTTCTTCCGCCCTGCACGTGGGTAGAGGATCTGGAACGTGGACGTGATGGTGTCCCCGGTCATCTTCCACGTGTCGAGGTAGTCGAACGGCCCGTCCTCGGCGAGGTCCTGCACCGTGTTGCCGCAGTCCGGGGCTTCCCACCACAGCAGCTCGTACGCGCCGCCGTCTTCGCGGGCTCGCTCGTTCGCCTTGACCTTCCGGTCATTCGCGAGCTGCTTCGCGGCCTTCGCCTGGGCGACGACCTTCGTCTGCACGTCGACGTCCGCCTGGTGCGCCTTGATGTACCCGTTCTGCTGCTTCTTCAGCGCCGCGACCCGGTCCACCTCGGCCTGCGCCTGATCGACCCCGGCCTGCGCCCGATCGATCGCAGCCTGGTTCTTCGGCTTGATCTTCTTGGCGTCCGAGAGCGCCTTCTTGGCGTCCGACAGCGCCTTCGTCGCGGCCTGCCCCTGCTGCACGTACTTGCTGTACGTCTTCCGCGAGTCGGACACGATGGCCGCCAGCCGCTTCCGCTCGGCCACCTCGGCGTCGTACGCCCGTCCGGCGGCCACGTAGGCCCGCTCGTACTCGAGCGCCTCACGGGACGAGCGGCTGCCGACGCGGATGCGGGTCGACCCGGCGACTTCGATTCCGAGGTCGCCTTCGTCTTGCCCCTGCACGTGGTGGAAGATCAGCCGCACGATGTCGGCCGGGTCCGTCTCCGCGAGCCGCTGCACCGGGCCGAGGTACGGGGTGCCGAACAGGATCGTCGAGTCAGTCTGCGCCTCGCACACCCACTCGGTAGCCGAGTCGTCGGACGAGATGACGATCCCGCCCCACAGCACCTCATCGGTGTCGGACACCTTGTAGACGCGGGTGCCCCACTCCTGCACGATCGGCTTCTGGTCGACGTCCGAGATGCGGCCGGCGAACTCACCCGTCATGCTGAACTGCAGCGACCCGGACCCGTTCAGGGCCCGCGTCGGCTGCTTGGTGACGTTCACGGGGGCGTCGGTGCTGAGGGTGGCGCCGGTGAGCGCCCGCTTCAGAATCCACCGGTCACCCATCACACGATCCGCTCGTAGAACGTCACGACGAACTTGATCTGGGCGTACTGGTCATAGCGCAGATCGCCCCGGGCGGCGGCTTCCTTGCGCATGAAATTGCTCGGCTTCACCGTCCTGCCACGCTGCGAGCGGACGTCGCCGTAGACAGACGACTGATGCACGAAACGGGTGTTGCTGCCCGAGGACACGTCCGCGTTGTACGCCATCTGGTCGCCGTCGACGACGACCGTCGCCCCGTCCGCGGCACGGAGCGACACGTTGGCGAACCCGTTCGAGCTCCCCTGCGCGGAGAGCTGCGAGATGGTCACTTCGACCTCGGCATGTGTCGCCCAGTCGGGGACGACGATCGAGGGCTGGAAAGGCGGGAACAGCGTCCCGGCGGTGCCGGCCAGGGAACCGACAGACATGCCGAGGTCGCGGGCAACGATACGGGTCTCTCGCGGTCGAGCGAGCTTGCGCAGGTCCGCGATCATGGCGTTCGTGATCGTGCCGGTGTTCGCCGGGATGGTCACGAGCGCGAGCGCGAAGCCGATGTCGCTCCCGTGGCCGGGGACGTCCTGCAGGCGCGTCGTGCCCGCCGGCACGTTCTCGATGACGCGCGTGAACATGAACGGCCCCTTGACGGGGTCCGCTCCGTTGTTCTTCCACTGCGACCCGCCGGCGGCGTTCGGGTCCTCGACACGACACACGACCAGGTCCCGCCGGACGCCCGTCGACCCGGTCGCCGTGATGGTCACGACGTCCGGGTCCGGGTTCGCTGCGATGTAGGACTGCTCGTAGCTGTCGGCGCCGCGGTTCAGCATCAGCGCCCCGCCCGCGGAGACCGACAGCTGGTTGTTGGGCACGGGCTGCGCGACGACCTTCAGGTCACCGGGCTGCGCGATGCCCTCCGCGCCGCCGGTCGCGACGAACGCGAACATTCGGGCGACCTGCTCAGGGGTCTCGGCGTCGCCGCCGACGAGCCACGGGTTCGACCAGGTCATGTCTGTTCCTCTCAGGGAGTTGCGTGTGCGTCGCGCCACTCGATGAACGCGCGCGGGCTGCCAGTTGGGGCAGTGCCGGTGAGGATGAGCTCGTACGTGCCCGTCTGCAGGAACGCGTCGTCGTACCGTGACGACCCGACGCCGAGCGGCACAGAGCCGCCGCTGTTCCTGCGGACGGCGTCCCGCGCCCACGGGACCGTGGTGAGGTCGACCCAGTCGTCGTAGACGAGGTTCAGCGTGGGGAACGAGAACTGCCACGCTGTCGACGGTCCGATGACCCGGACGATGGGTGCCCGGATGGGCCCGCGAACGCGGAGCGTCGGCCAGGTGCGGATGTCGCTGTCGACGTCGAACTGGACGCTTCGGCTGCCCGGAGGGCTGCCGACGACGATCGGCGTTCGGATCGGCGTCCTGAACCCGCCGGTGCGGGACGTCACCAGTCCGACGTCCGCGCTGCGGAGCGCCCCGTACCAGACCGGGTCCGCTGCGAACCACTCGGCGCCGACGTCGGCGGACGGAGGCGTGTGGTCGTACCGGGTGTCGGCGGTCGCGATGCGGCGGGGGCGGCCGAACGACGACCGCCCCCGGTCCGAGATGAGCTCCCCGACGACGTCCGGGTCGCGGCGCACGGTGTCGCCGCGCCACAGCGTCTTCAGACGGTCCTCACGGTCGCGCGTCTCGTACTCGCTCGAGCCGTCGACGCCGAACGTGAGGGCGAACGTCGCCCCGCCGTGCGTGTCCCGGCCGAACAGCGTGCCGTCGACGCCGGCCATGTTCACGTCCTGCGTGGCGATGTCGTATTCCTGCAGCTCGGGGGGTCGCCGCAGGAAGGTCCCCGACTCGTCGGTGAACTCGTACGGCGACTCCCCGGGGAGCAGCAGGGACCATGTGCCCGTCATCGGCGCCGCCCTCCTCGCACCTGGGTGCGGTACCTGAACATGACCGTGTCGAGATCGCTCCGGAAGTCGCCGGTCGACTGCAGCACGGGGGCGAACACGTCGTTCCCACCGCCAGCAGGTGCCTGGACGATGATCGGCGCCGAGGACGGCGGGGCGTACGACGCCCGGGTGATCTGCCCGCCGCTCGCGTACCCGCGCGCGCCGGCCATCGCCGACATGAGCTGCTGCTTCGACAACATCCCCTGGTTGATGGCATGCATGATCTGCGGCCCGTACATCGAGGCCGAAGACTCACGGATCATCCACTCGCCGTTCGACGCCCAGATCGGGATGTCGTCCGACGTGCCGGTGCCCGGCCCGACGATCCGGCCGCCAGTCGCCTTCCCGTTCTTGAAGACGCCGTTGGTGTTGCTCGGCGTCGCGACCTCGACCCGGTTCGTGGTGATCGTGATCGTCTTCTGCGTCGGGATGCCCAGGAGCGTGTTCGCGACGTTCTGCAGCGCCTGCTGCGCGACCGCTGTCGCCGCGTTGACCTGGGTGCGCTTCTCCTTCGGCAGCGCGTCGAGCTTCGCCTGGTAGTCGCTCACCGGAGCGGCTGCCTGCGGCGCGTTGTTCTGGAACAACGTCGCCCAGTCCGTCGGCGTGCCGATGATCTTGTCGGCGTACGCCTGTGCAGCATCCCCGGTGATCCCGTACTGGCCGAGAGCCGCGATCAGCTCGTTGCGACCCTGCTCCATCGCCGCGGTCGCCTGCTCCTGCGACCCCGTCTGGGTGTAGATCGCTCCCGCAGCGTTCTCCGCGGACTGCGCAATCCCGTCGAGCGCCGCCTGGTTGCTGCGGCCCTTCTCCGTCGAGATGTCGAGCGTCGCGCCGTTCTCCTTCACGGAGGCCGTTACCCCGTCCACGGCAGCCTGGAACTGACGTTTGGCCTCCCGGGCGTCCAACGTCGGCGACGTCAGGTTCTTCAGCGCGTTGGCCGTGTCCTGGATCGCCTTCGCGGCGTCCTCCGCAGACTTGTCCATCTGCTGCAGGGCGTCCGCGTTCTCCTTCGTCGGGTTCTTCGCCGACTTCGCCGCGCCCTCGTAGTCACCCATGGCGAGCTTGAGCAGGTTCGACTTGGACGCCGAGATGCCGAGCGCCGTGGCCTGATTCGTGAGCTCGGCCTTGTAGTCGGGCATCAGGTTGATGAGCTGGGAGGTCTGGTCCTTGGTCAGCTTCTGCTGGTCAACGAGATCCGAGAACGCCTTCGATGCGGCGGGGGCGTCTGCCTGCGCGACCTGGGAGAGCGCCTTGCCGACGTTCTCGATCGACCGGGCTTCCTCCTTCAGGGTGCCGACCGCGATGTACTGCTTCTTCGAGTTGACCAGGGACGCGAAGTCGTCTCCGACGACGCGCAGGACGGTACCGGTCGTGAAGCCCTCGTCGCCGAGGTCCTTCATGATTCGCGGCAGGTCCTTCAGGTTCTCGCTGATGTCGCCGGCGAGGAACTTCGAGACGCCGGACCGCTGCCCGGCGAGGTCGAGGAGCTTCGACGCGTCGACGGTCGTCGAGATCGCGTTGGTGAGCTTCTCCTGCGAGACCGCACCCGACTCGGCTGCGACGATGATCGAGTTCACCGCGAGCGCGCCGGCAGCCATCGCGAGGCCCCACGGGCCGAGGAGGATGCCAGCGGTCGCTGCGAGGCCGCGCCCGAGCCCGGACGCCGCCTTCAGACCCGCGCCAGCGGCACGGGAGACGCCGGGGATGCGGGATGCGGAGAGGGTCTGCAGGGCGGCGCCGAAGGCGACGACCTTGGGCACAGCGATCAGCATCGTGCCGCCGCTGAGGGCAACCGCTGCGGTCAGCGCGCCGACTCCGAGCACGACGCCCTGGACTGCGCCCGGGGCCTGGTTGTAGGTGTCGAGCAGGTCGGTGACGACCTGCACGGCTGCGCGGAGTGGGCCGTCTGCGGCTTCGCCGGTGACGATCGCGGCGGTCTGGAAGGTGGCCTTGAGCTTGGTGAGGTCGCCGTTGAGGTTGTCCATCTTGCCGACGGCCTGCTCGGTCGCGAAGCCCTGCTCGTTGACGGACTTCGTCCACTTGTCGACGGCGTCCGCGCCGCCGTTCATGAGGATCGTGGCGACGGTGATCTGCTCGTTGCCGAAGATGCGGCCGAGGGCGGCGTCGCGCTCTGCGTCGCCGAGGCGTCCGAGGCGTGTGTGCAGCTGCTCGGCTGCCCCGTTGAACCCGATGAACTTGCCCTGGGCGTCGTAGACGTTGATCCCGTACTGCTTCATCGTGTCGGACGCGATCTTGGACGGCGCAGTCAGGGAGAGCAGCACGCCGCGGAGGCCGGTGCCGGACTGCTGGCCGAGGATGCCGTTCTGCGCGAGCAGCGCCATCGTGCCGACGGTCTGCTCGAGGGAGATGTTCGACGAGGCGGCGACGGGGCCGATGTACTTCAGGCCCTCGCCGAGGTCGGAGACGCCGCCGAGCGCCTTGTCGGCGCCGGCTGCGAGCAGGTCGGCGATGTGGGTCACGTCGCGGCCCTTGAGCCCGAACTGCACCATCGTCGACGCGGCGATCGAGGTAGCGTCCGCGACGTCGATCTGGCCAGCGGCGGCGAGCTTCAGCGAGCCGGACAGCGCCCCGCCGTAGATGTCGTTGGCCTGGACGCCGGCCTTGACGAGTTCGATCTCCGCGTCGGCCGCCTGCGTCGCCGAGAACCCGATCGCCGTGCCGGTCTCGAGCGCGGCCTGCTTCAGCTGCCGCTGCTCGTCCGCGGTCGCGTGCGACAGCGACTTGACCGACGACATCCTCTCGTCGAAGTCGGCGTACGACTTCACCGCGTACGCGACGCCGGCGGCGGCGACGGTCCCGATCGCGAGGAGCGGGACCGCCACCTCCTTCGCCTCGTCCTTGACCGCGGCGAGGCTGGTCGCTGCCTGCTTCGCGTTCGCGACGATCGACTTCGAGAACTGCTGCCCCGCACGCTCACCGCGGGCGAGTTCGTTGGAGAACCCGTCCATCGACGCTGCGACGGTGAGCTTCACACTGCGGTCGGATCCGAAGGGCACGGAGCACCTGCTCTCTCTGCCCCGAGCAGGGCGTCAGTCAGTCGGAGGCGGAGAGGTGTTGCGGCGCCGACGCTTGCGAGCGCCCTTCGGCTCGACGCGCACCCGGTGGACGGGCACGACGAGACCGGCGTGTGGGTCGCGTTCCTCCTTGCGGAGGTCGGCGACGAAGTTCAGCCGTGCCCGCTCGGCGAGGTCGTACGTCGGCGAGAACACGAGGTCACCCTCCGGTGTCGTCTGCGGCGTGCCGGCGACGAACCGGTAGTGGGAGTCGGGGAGGTCTGGGTCAGCGTCCGGGCTGGTCGCCTCGGACATCAGGAACCCGTGTCCGCCCTCCTCGCGCTCCACCTCGAGGAGAGCGGTGAGCCATTCGATGTCGGTGGGCCCGAACTCAGACTCGAGGGTCGTGGTGGACGACGAGAGCCGCCCCTGCGCGTCGTGCTCGTACACGGTGCGCTGAGACGGCTCCCACCCCTGCAGCTTGCGGACGGACCGGCCGGTGTCTCGCGACAGCGTCACCAGGGCCCGCAGCGCGAGGTCCTCGGTCAGTCTTTTTTCAGTCGCCCCAGACGGTTCGACGCCTGCAGCACGTTGAGGTTGATCTGCAGGTTGATGATGTTCGAGATGTCCCAGCCGGACGCGATCTCGAGGATGTAGTTCCAGTCGTCCTCGTCGAGCGGCTCGGCGCGGTGGACGACGCCTCCCACCTCGACGTAGGTCTGCTCGGGGTCGCGCTTCGCCCCCTCGGGCAGCGCTTCCTTGACGTCTACGGTGGACCGGCGGGCGGCCGCGATTGCGACGGCGTGGTGGTTGTAGCCGAGGTCGATGTCGAACTGCACATCGAGGCGCGGCGGGAACTTGTCGGCGAGGTCACTCCACTCGACGCCGGCGAGCTTGGTCATGTGGAGCTTGTGGAGGTGCTCCCGCTCGCGCTCGGTCAGCGCCTCGAGCTGCTCGCGGTGTCGCTGCTGCAGCGCGACCATCTCGTCGCGCAGCTTCTTCAGCTTCGGCGGGACGGTGCGACCGGCGGCTGGTGCGGCGACGCGGTCGATCTCCGTGGAGAGCGTCTGCTCCTCCTGCGCCTGCTGCTGCAGGAGCGTGTTCCGTTCGCGCGCGAGCTCGACGTCGAGCACGACCTGCACGGTGCCTGTCGGCGGCTTGTAGCCCTCGCGGGCCTTGGCGATGTTGCCCATGATGATCCTCCCCGGATCTCCCGGATGGTGGTGTGGACGCGGGCGGCAGCTCCGGGGAGGACTGCCGCCCGCGTGTCTTGCGGGGAAGGGCTACGCGGCGAGCGTGTAGTCCTCGAGCACGTTCCGGCGCGGCGCGAGCGCCTGCGTCTTCGTGAACTTGCCGCCCGACGCGGTGTTGCGGACCTTCGTGCCAGCGATGACGTCGAAGATGTCCCACTTGTCGGTGGCGGCGAAGTCCTCCTCCCACGGAGTCGCGTAGCGGGCGAACAGGATGTACTCCTCGCCCTCCTGCAGCAGCGGGTCGGCCTCGTCCTCGTCGCCGCCGTAGACGTACGTCAGCGATGCGGTGTGGGTGACGGGCCCGAAGCCGCCGAGCACCTGCCGGAGCGCGAAGCGCGGGTCGGTGGTGGCGTCCTGCGCCTTCCCGTGGGTCCACCCATCCGTGGTGAGGGAGTAGGTGATGTCGACGGTGGTCGCCGCCTTCAGATCCGCCAGCGTGGGCGGCCAGGTGGTGATCGCCGACTTCGGGGCCGCGAGGAGCGCGAAGTTCCCGTCGACGTCGACGCTGGGGGGCAGGATGAGATCGCGAGTCACGACGTGACTCCTTCCGTGGTCACGCCGGCGTCACCGGCGGTGGTGTCGGCCACGGCGGTCGCCGGGGACGTGTTGGGGGCCGCGGGCAGCTCGTCCGGCGACTTCGGGCCGGTGTCCTTGCTCGCCGGCGGCTTCTTTGCCCGGGGGCGCCGCGGCTTGGCGCTGTCCGCCTTCGAGTCCTGGGGCGGCTCGTCGGTGTCGTCGACGGCTCGCTTTGCGGCCGCAGTCGGCTTCCCGGTTGCGGTCTCCGCGGGCCGGTAGACGTCAGGCCAGCGGTCGGCGGTCGCCTTCGCGACGGTCACGAGGCGTTCATCGCCGTCCTGACCGATCACGACGTCGACCTTCTCGACGAGGGGCTTCTCTCGCATGAGGATCTCCAGTTCAGGTGGTGGGGCGTGCGGGGTTGGACTCGAAGCCGTAGACGGCGATCGCGTACCAGACGGACGGCTGCACGGCGTCGTCCTCGGCGTTGCCCGGGCGCTCGAGGCGGGTGATGCGCTTCGTGGCGCGCCCTGGGACGACGGGGACGACGCCGCGACCACCCGGTCGGAGGCGCCCGTCAATCCAGCCGAGGACCTGTATCGCCCCCAGCTCGGACGTGCCGACGGCGTGGAGGATCCAGGACGGGCGGCGTGCGGCGACCGGACTCGAGAACCGGTCGGTCTCGGTCGCCTCGTTCGACAGCGTGAGGACCGCGTAGGGCGGCGTGAGCACCTTGCCGTCGCCGCTGGTCGGCGCCGCACCGACACCGACGCGGCCGGCGAGCTGTGGGACGGACTCGACCAGCGCTCGGAGCGCGACGGTCTCGTCGAACTCTGCGCTCACCATCCGATCGCCTTCAGGCCGTCGTCGATCGCCTTGCCGACGCCCGCCTCGAGGTCCTCGACGTTCTCCTGCAGCGCTGCGAGACCGTAGCCATGCGCCGGGAGCCGTGACGGGTTGTTCGGCGCACCGTACTCGAGGAGCAACGCGACACCGCCCTGGTTACCGGTGCCCTTCGTCGCGCCGATCTCGGCTTCGACGGCGTCGGCGAGTTCCTTCGTGTCGTACGTGATCGAGTACGGCACGCGGGGTGCTGAGGGCGTGCCCTGCAGCTTCTCCCGCCACGCGTTCTTCACGTGGGTGACGTTGACCTGCACCGCCTTGCGGACGAACGGGAGCGTTTCGGCGGAGAGCTGGCCGAGATAGGCGATGGCCTTGTCGAACTCCGAGACATCGATGGTGACGGCGTCAGCCACTGCTGGTCACCTCCACGGGGAGCCGACGCGCGGTCGCGTACGTCTGCTGGTGTGTTCCGCTCACCGTGACGACGACAGGAGCCGTGGCAGAGTCGTTCGTGGCGAGCGTGATGGTCGCGATGTGGCCGACCCGGACCGCTGCTGAGCCGGCGGCGTCGACTGGGATCTTCAGCACGGCACCCTGCTGCACGAGCTGGCGGCCGGCGGAGTCGACGGAGCGTGCCTGGGTGTCGGCGGCGCGGTACTCGCATCGGCCCTCGTAGACCGTCGTGCGGGTCTCCGCGGGGAGCGAGGTTTCCGGGTCGGGGTCGCCGCTGGTCTTGACCTCCACGATGGTGCAGGTGTCGACCATCTTCGACTCAGCGGCGGCTCGGAGATCGGGGAGTGCTGCGGCGATGTCCGCGCCGAGGTCTGTCACGGTCGGTTCTCGTAGATCGGGGTGCCGGCGATGTCAGCACCGCACGAGCAGTAGGTCGCGCCCCAGAGCAGGTTGCACCAGGGCACGTGCCGGGAGCCGCGGCCGGGCGCGGTGTCGAACGCGTACGCGCCGCCGCTCGCCTTCACAAGCCCGAGCTGCGCCCACCACTCGTCGAGGATGACGACGCGGCCCTGCCCCGACTGGTACGTCTTCGAGGACGAGCCGTCGTCGACCGACACGGTCACCTGTGTCGCGTCGTCCGGCTTCCGGATGTGCTTGACCACCGCCTGCCGGACGACGTAGTCGACCTTCTTCTGGTCGGGCATCTCCTTGCCGAGCTCGACAGCGCGGTCCTCGATGAGCATCTCGGCGTCATCGATCCACAGCTGCCACTGCTCGGCGAGAGCGGTGTCGGGGTCGGGGGCGGCCCGACCGAGTTCGATCGCGATCTTCGCGAGTTCGACGGTCATGACCGCCCCCCTTCCGTTCACTCGTCCGAGGACTCGTCGTCCTCGTCGGTCTCCTCGTCGTCGCCCTCGTCGGACGTGTCCGACTCGGTGATCGCCGCGAGGATCTTCGGCTTCGTCTTCGCGCCGCCGAGGTCGATGCCGTGCTCGGACGCGAACGTCTTGAGCTGCGGCAGCGTCCACGAGGCGTCGGGGTCGCCCTCCGGCTGCTCGTCGACGCCGACCGGCTTCCACTTCCCGCCGATGCGAGCGGCGAGCTCGTCGTCGACGTCGACGATCACGCCTTGCTCCGTCTTGAACTGGGTCATGCTGCGGCCTCCTCGATGACGGCGAAGCGGTTGGCGAAGACGTACCAGCCGTAGACGATCTCGAGACGGAGCGCGATCTGGTTCTTGCGCTTCAGGTCGCCCTGACCGTCCGGGTCGCCGTACCGGATGATCTCGACGGGCAGCTCCCGCTGGACACCCCAGCGGATGCCGTTCTGGAAGTCGCCGACGATGCCTCGCACCCGGGTGTCCGCAGCGGCCTCCGGGAGGCCGGAGACGGTGTCGCCCTGCGCCGACGGGATTCCGAGGAAGTCCGTGATGTCGGTGCCGAAGCCGAGGCCCGGGTAGCGGGGCGTGCCGGTGGGCTGGCCGCCCGACAGCGCCTGCAGGCCCGCGAGGTCCCACGAGAGCTTCGGGTCGATCGCGAAGCCGTTGACGGTCTTGCTGTCGTTGACCAGCAGACCGACGGCCGCGCGCACCTCCGCGTCTGCGTCGACACCCGCGGAGCGCACGACGCGCTTCGTGGTCGCCGTCACGTAGTTGTCCCAGCCGTTGATGACCGTGCCGGTGAGCGGGTTGATGCGGTGCACGAGGCCGAGGTCCAGGCCGCGAGAGAGCGCGGTCTGGCCGGCGTCAGCGACCTCGCGGAGGATGCCGAGCTGGTAGTCCTCGTCCAGCCACTGCACCTCCTCGTTGAACCGCAGCGTGACCTGGCCCTTGTGGGGCTTGGCGGTCACGGAGCCGAACGACGTGCCCTGCGAGGCCTTGTCGGCGCCTTCCTCGACGAACTCCATCTTGGGGATGTCGTTGAAGGTGATGTAGTCGGTGGTGCCGAAGCGCTGCGGCTCGCGGGGCGAGAGTCGCGCGACGGTGGAGAGCGTCTTCGACGCCTTCACCATGCCGTCGGCGATGTTCCGCGGCATGAGCACCTTGGCGTCGTTGGTGCCGAAAACGGCCATGACGTTGGGTCCTTCCGGTTACTGCCCGCCGCCGAACAGCGAGCGCACCGCAGCGCGCTCGTCGTCGGCCTTGAGCAGGGGGGTCTTGCCCTCGTTCGGGGCTCGGTTGCCTTGCTTCTTCCGGTCCGCCTCACGCTCGGACAGGCGCTTCGCCTGTGCGGTGAGGGTTTCCTCGTCCGTACCGGTGAGGAACAGGTCGCGGTCCTCGGCACTGATGCCGTGGGCCGCGGCGATGTCGCTGCGGAGCGCGCGCGCCTCGGCGGCGGCGTGCTTCTGGGTCAGCTCCTCGAGCTTCTGCTCGACGGTCTTCGCGCCGGCGGCCTGCGTCTTCAGGTCGTCGTAGTCCGCGAAGCGCTCGGATGCCTTGCGGCGCTCCTCGCCACGGACCTTGGCGGCGTACTTGTCGAGGTCCTCCTGCGTGAAGGTCTTGCCCTCGTCGCCCTGCTTGCCCTTGTCGTCGCCGCCACCAGCGCCGCCGTCAGCGGCATCGGTGGAGTCGATGAACCGGAGCCAGGGGCGGTAGTACGCCGGCTGGAACAGCGGTCCTCGAGCGGTGATGGGGGTCGTGTTCATCGGTACGTTCCGTTTCTGTCCCGTCGGACGTCAGACCGGCCTGAAACGCGGCCGTAGCGCTCTCCCCAGCGGGGAAGTTTGTGTCACCCGTGGATGTCCGGGTAGTTCTCGTTGAGGTACTCGCGGATGTAGGCGCGCTGCGCCGGCGTGCGGCTGCGCCTCGACGCGAGGTACTGGACCGCGTTCGCCTCGGGGCCGTGCTCGCCACCCCGGAAGACCGGGTAGGCGGTGCAGTGGCAGTTCGGGTGGGCCGCGAAGTTGGCCGACCGCTCCCGGTACACGGCGCCGCGGTCGGCGAGCATCCGGCAGAACTTGCAGCCGCCCGCCGCCGCGCGGGCCCAGCCGATCGCATCCGGGTCGCGCTTCCGGTTCCCGAGGACGGTGTCCCGGTAGGGGCGCGCCGTCTCGAGCTGCACGACCTGCGCCAGGCGGCTGTCGACGTCGTCGCCGTCCTCGGTCTCGCCGAACAGCGGCTCCGCAGCCCACGCGATGCCGCGCCGGATCTTCACGACCCTGTCGACGACCGTCAGCGTGACCTGGAACGAGGAGCGCGCCCGAGCGATCTCCCGGGTCTCCTCATAGAAGTCCGCGGCGAGGGCGGCGGAACCGTCGGAGTAGTACCCGATCAGCCCCGGCACGGTGTCGAGCAGCTGCAGCCGACGCGCTTCCGGCGCACCCGACGTGGTGGCGAAGACCGCCTGCGCGTCCTCCACCGCCGCAGCGGTGACGAGCTGCAGGTCCGCCCGCGACTCATCCGGCGTTGGCATTGCCCTGCGTCCGGTTCGCGAGCGCCGTGATCACCGCGCGGCCCTGAAGCCGCTGCTTCTCGGCGAGGGCCTCGGTGATCTGCTGCTCGGTGAGACCGATGAGCTTCAGCCCGGTGCGCGTCTCCGCGAGCCACGGCACGGCCGCGAGCTGCTTCCCGCCGGCGTCAGCCTGAGCCGACTTCGACAGGTAGAGCGGGTTCCGCCACTCGGGCACGATGCTCGCGTACGACTCCGGCACCTCGGAGAGGCCGTTCTGCATCGCGAGTGCTGCTGCGATCCTGCGGCGCACCGACACAGACCAGTCGCTCATCGCGCCCTCCGCCTCGGCGATGAGCGAGTCACGGCCCTGCACGTAGGAGCCTTCGGACGTCGGGTTCGCCATGTCCGTGAGCGCGAAGTCCTGGTCGGGGAGGTCGAACTCGCGGGCTTCGAGCTTCGCGAGGGCGTTGAGCTGCGCGAGGTGCGGCTGCGGCGACTCAGCAGCGAACTGCTTCACGTCGGCGCGCTGGTTCTCCGCGTCCGTGTCCTCGGTGTTGTCCGGGATGCCGAAGATGCGCCCCATCGCGACCTGCCAGGACGCCTTGTAGGTGCCGTCCTGGTTCTTGAACATCGAGTCGCTGCCGCCGAGGAGAACCATCTTCGGGATCGCGTAGATGTCCATGTGCGCCTCGAGGCGCATCATCGAGCGGATCGCGGCTTCCTGGTGCGAGATCGCGGGCCGGTTGATCCGGGACCGGCCCATGCGGCGGCCGGCGCGGGGCCGGTAGACCATCGGGTCGACCGGCACGCCGAACGTGTGCCCCGACCGGTCGACAGACCAGCCGCTGCTGTCCTTCTCCGCGCTGATCGTCATGTTCGGCAGGTACAGCACGAACCCGGTGACCTCGTTCGATCCGGACTTGCTGCGCGACGTCACGGATACGAAGCTGTCGAGCTTCCGTGACCGCACGTTCCACTCGCCGGTGGCGTTTAGGGCGTCGCGTGCCTGGACGAGCACCTTCGGCTCACCCGGCTCGCCGCGGGTTGTCACCAGGTAGGAGACGCCGTTGATCAGGGAGTCGGTGCGCGCCTGAGCGAGCTCGGCGAGAAGGAAGTTACTGTCCTGCAGCTCGTTCATCCCGAGCGCGTTGAGGTCGCCCCCAGTCCACGCGAAGCGCTCGATGTTGCAGCGCCGCGCGAGCCCGTCGACGCCCTTCGCGCACCAACCGAGCACGAGAGCGAGGTCCTGGTACTGCGGAGGGATGACCCCGCCGACCTGCCTCGTCGCGCGCTTGCCGTCGTAGATGTTGGCGCGGTAGAGGTTCCGCGGCACCTTCTCGTCGAGCTGCTCGAGCAGACCGTTGAGGACATCGTTCTCGTCGTCGGAGAGTTCCCAGATCCGGAGCTTCGCGAACGCCATCAGAGGATCACCGCCGTTCTGCTCGAAGTCCGGCGCCGCGTCGGGCGCTTCACGTTGTCGTTCTGGGCACCCCAGAGCGCGAGGGTCTCGGCGACGATCGGCGTGATGTCCGACGCTCCGTCCTTCCGGTTCCACGCCCAACCGCCGGCGCGGATCGGCCGCTTGCGGGCGACCGACAGCGCGACGTTCGACTGCGGCTGGTCCGTGTGCCGGACCGAGCGGTCCATGACGGCGTCGAAGAACTTCGCGCAGGCGATCGCCATGTCCCTGCCCTCCGCTGCTGCGAGCGTCACCTCGATGTCGGTGCCGATCAGGTAGTTCCGGTCGCGACGCTTCTCGGTGAGGCCGGCGAGCTCGTCGACGACGACGGCGTGCAGACGGTTCTGCTCGGCGACCTGGGCGACCCACGGGATGACCCAGTCGACGCCCTTGCGCTGCTCGTCGAGTTCGACGTGCCAGAGACCGTCCGCTCGGCGGCCAGCGAGCGCCACCGCGGCGACCGACCGGTCCGGGGGAACGTCGATCGCGAGCGTGAGCCGCTCGATCGCCATCGAGCCCGGGTCGGCGATGAGTCCCCACGACGCCTCGTCGATGACGACGCTGTCGTTCTTCGGGTCCCAGATCCCGCGGCCCTCACGGTTCCACGAGTCGTCGTCCTTCAGGTTCTTCCGCAGACGCAGCAGCGACTCCCGCGGCGTGCGCAGCGGGTAGGACGGGTTCATGACCGCCCACTGGTCCTCGTCGTTCGGATCCGAGTCCGGGTCCGCAGCGATCTCGAGCCAGATGGCGTCGTCCGCCTCACCCGCGTGAGCCTCATCGCGACGCTGGCGGAACGCTTCCGACGGGTCGGACGACCGCGGGGGAGTGCCCATGAACAGCAGGAGCGCGCCGTGCTCGTGCCGCGCCTGGTTCGTCGCAGCGACCATGTCCTCGAGCGACTTCGTGTCGAGGATCTGGCCCTCGTCGAACACCTCGACGTCGATTTCGTCAAAGCCGCGGCCGAAGCCCATCTTGCGAGAGCCGAACATGATCCGCGAGCCGTTGCGGAACACCGCCTGCTGCTCACCGTTCGCCGCCCGCAGCGCGGCGATGTGCGGGGCGACCTTCTTGCGCCGGCAGATGCCGCGCAACGACGTGAACGTCTTCGTCGACGTGCTTAGGTGATGCGCTGTCCACACGACCTGCAGCCCCGGGTAGAGGATGCAGAGCACGACGAGCATCGCGAGCACGAAGTACGTCTTGCCGACCTGCCGCGGGATCGACATGCCGATCCCGCCGACCGTCGCGACGTACTTCCCGTCGACGCCGTAGCCCAGGCACACCGTGCCGAGCTGGCTCTGCCACCAGTCGAAGCCGAGCCCCAGCTCGAGGCCCTTCGCCTCGACCCGCGGCCACACCGTCCGGACGATCCCGGAGGGGAACGTGAACGACTTCGCGTACTCAGACAGCCGAGGCGTCGAAGTACCCGTCTTGGACGGCGTCGTCGCTGTCGGCATCGTCCGCTTCCTCCCGGGCGTCCCACGCCTCGATCTCCCGCACGGTCTCGAGCAGGCGCTTCGTCAGCGCCGCGAGGTCCCTGGCAGGGGTGTTCGGGTTCTCCACCGCGACCGCGATCCGGTCACGGGTCGCCTCCAGCAGCTCACGGACGGTGCCCGTCCTCGCCGCCTCGGAGACGGTCTTCGCCTTCTTCGGGGGAGCCGGGACATCGTCCGCGGTGACCGCGCGCAGCTTCCGATCAGCCATCCGAGCCACCCCCTCGGCGTTGGTTGAAGCCCCGAGGGTTGGTACAAGCCAGTCAGGGAGCCGGAACGGTCAGTGTGGAAAAAAGGGCGGAGGGAGAGAGCGCCTATCCCCGGAGGTACCTCGTGGGCCCGGCTGGGGGGCCTCCCCCTGGGGTCTTGTGTCGCCTCTTGTGTCAGGTGCAGAGCTTTGTATCAGCACATTGGTTGGTACAAGTCAGCGTGTGAGTGAGCCGCTGCGACGCACGATCGGTGCGACGAGTCGAGCGCGCTTGGTGCTGTTGCAGTCCCTGTGTGCAGCCTTCTTGTTCGCCAGGGTGTCGGCTCCTCCCTTGGCGAGAGGGATGACGTGGTCGACGACGAACGACTTCGGGTCCGTGTGTGGCAGCGAGTAGTCGATGGCCTGACCGCAGATGTGACACGCGGCCCCGGTCTTCCGGATGGTGGCCCGGTCGCGGTCTCGCTGCTTCGTGTTCCTCGGCTGCTTGCTCACGGGTGCACCTGCACGAACACCTGCGGGCAGAGGACCACGTCGAGTAGCGCAGCCTCCATGCGAAGGCGGACGGCGTCGTACGCGGGGTCGTGCAGGGTGACGGGCGGCAGGTCCGGGTGTGGTCCGTCCCATCCGGGGCAGAGCTCGGCTGGGTACGCGTGAGCGCAGGTGTTCCACTCGGCGTCGTTGCGGAGCGGGAGCGGCGGTGCTGCCGTCGGTGACCACGGTGCCGGCATGCTCGCCTCCTCGGTCAGTCCTCGAGTGCTGTGCGCTGGGCGACGATGCGCATCCAGTCGACGAGCCCGAGGGTGGTGATGTAGTCCTGCCCGTCGGCGATGGCGCGCAGCATGCGGGTGCGGTTGCTGTCCTCGGCGGAGAAGCCCTGGCCCTTGGCCTGCAACACGTACCCGGTGAGGATGGCGCCGTCCTGCTCGTCGGCGAAGTGCACGGCGACTGCGTGATCGAGGGCTGCCTTCGTCTCGGCGCTCACTTTCCGCTCCTGTCCTCGATGGCATCGGCTAGCGGCGGCGCGTTGGCACCGGTCTCGGTTACGCTCACCACGTGAACCCTGCGCAGAACCTCTACGACTTCTTGATCGAAGCGAAAGAGGGCACTCGGACTGGCAACCAGTGGCCGAAGGACGCGCGCGGCCTCGAAGAGGCCGCCGGCATGGATGCGCAGCTTCAGGCTGCTGGTGATCTGCTAGCCCTCCGGCGCGGCCTCGACGAGCTCGAGGCAAAGGGGCGACCCGTCTCGGTCTACCGCAAGTACCTCAGGGAGTGGACCGACATGGTCATGGCGTACCCGGACGGTTGGGAAACCGCAGTAAATCCCGACACGACGTACCCGTCATCGACACTCGATCATCTGTTCTCGCTCGCTGGCTGGTTCGAGCAAGACGCGCGACTTCCCAACGAGGAGAGCCAGCAAGAGCTCCGTGAGTTCCTGGGTAACGTCGAGGGGCTCATCGAGGGTGACGAAACCATCAGCTGGGACCTGAAGAACTACCTCTACAGGCTCGTGCATGAGATGCAGACCGCACTCCGCGACGAGCAGGTGTTCAAGCGATTCGACTTCGAGGATGCCGGGCGACGGCTCTGGACCGCCTTGCACACGGCATCGAACATGTCGGGTACCGAGCAGACGAAGAAGCAGTGGCGCGACTTCGCGGACAGGCTCTGGTGGCCGACGGTCGCGGGGGCGCTCGGCTCTGCGCCGTCGATCATCGCCGGTGTGCTGACCGCCGGCGGCCACTGAAAGAGGGCGTCCTTCGCGGCTGCACACGCGCCGCGTTGACGCCTCCGCTTGATCACTGTCGGGCCGGCACAGGCCTGCCATCGAGGGCTTCTCACCGGTACCGTTCGGTCATGACTATCAAGACGAAGGTGTTCGGTCCCGGCATCCCCAACGGCGAAGTCCTGGCGCAGCGCGACCTCGCCCCGACCTTCATCTCAGCGAAGCTCGACGAGGGGCCTCGCTCCGTGGTGTTGCAGAGTGGCGGTACGTACTACTACCACGGCGGCGCAGGGTCTGGCGTGACCTTCCTGCAATGGGAGGACAGCAGCGAGA